CTTCTCGGATAGGCTCTCTCCAATAAAAGCTGTTTGTGGCTGGATTGAAGCTAATCTAGCGGCGAATGCTTCCTCCACCTGCTTGGCATCGCTTGCGGATAACTGGTTCTTTGCTGGTAAGCGTCGCTGTGCCCACAGCGTCGCATCGTCGGCCGCGTCGAGGCCCTCAATTTCACGGAGCAATTCAACTCTTAAGCTCGCCGATAAAGTCGCCGAAAGCTCCGAGTGCGTTGAACGAGAACTGACTTTATTCGCCCTGGCGCGACCTGCCCTGTGGTTCGAATCCGCATGGTGACCTCCATTGCCGCAAGACTTGCTCCCGACGTTCAGCTTCTCGGTTTGCGGAACCGGGCCCATTAGATCTGGGGCATCCAGATCGTCTTCGCCGGCTATGCCAACGAGCGTGAACAAGGCGTAGCGTCGGGCGTAGGTCAGCGCGGCACCCATCCGATGCGGCCTTTCAGTCTCGGCGATCGGACAAACCGGCCAGTCCGACGCGATCCATTCTCCCGAAGAATGCGCAAGCACCGACGTCAGATTGATGATTCCCGCCGCCTGATCGACTGCTGTAGTCTGCACGGTAGCGATCTCATGCCGGCCTAAAGTCTTGCGCACGATCTCAAGTCCGCTCGATAGCGGCGCATAGCGGAATTGCCGGGCACCGCCCTGCCCGCGTTGCGGTTCGATGGTGCCGATCAGCGACTTCTCAGGATTGCTAAGTTCGATCTGCGCTTTGGCCAGTGCGGTCGCGAGTGCAGCGATCGATGGGCTAGACCGCTGCATGATGCGGCTCCAGAGCTGAGAGATCAAAACTGATGCCGCCGGATTTGGACCGCTTCGCCCGAACCCCATGGCCGATCGCCTCCTTGGCATCCTCCGGCATCAGGTTCTTCAGTTCGGCCTTGGCCTGCTCGTGCTCGAGATGCGCCTTGCGGGTTCGCGTGAAGACCGTGGCGAACTCCGCCCAGGCGTTGGATGACGTCATATCGACGATGCGCACCGCTTGAAGCCGCGGCTTTGGCGGCTCGATCCCAAACAGTCGCGGTTGTTCACCGCTCTCGACACAGCGCCAGAACTTGCGCTCTGCGGTAACTATCAGATGCTGGTAGAGCGGATCGGCATGCGTGGTGATCTCGACCCATTTGCCACCACCGGTAATGACCGAAAGCACCGCACTCCTGGCCGCGACCACCCACATATTGTGTTGTAGCTGGGGCATATATTTCTCGGCCGCTGCCCCTTCCGAAAATGACCAAGGCAGCATGAACTTGGCCTCGAAGACCGCCCCGGTCGTTTCGACGCGGCCGTCCAGCGTGGCGGCCATCCAGCGCAGTGCTGGATGCCGGATCTGCCGCTGCACATCGATAACGACCTGACCGGAATTGGCCTGATACCAGCGTCGCTTCAGTTCTTCGGTCGCAACCCCAAGCTGGACAACGAGGTTGCCGGATAGGTCCTCGGGCTCAACTTCGCCGCGCTTTTCCCGCCAAAGGCGAATGAGGGCAGCTTCATCATCACCCATAATGATCCGGGCGTCGGAGCCACCGATGAAGTATCTGCGCCCACGAAATTTGGGAGTTTTCAACACGCTGGATTCCATGGAACACCACCTGGTTTATACTTACCCTAGAGTCGCTATTCACCCCATATGGGTGAAGATAACCCATGTGGGCTAAAGTGTCAACCAGATCATTGACTGGCGCTCAAATCAGATCAGCTCGCGCACTCTTAAAATGGAGCGCGCAAGAATTGGCCGACCATTCGTCCTTGGGGGTGAATACGATTAGACGCGCGGAGGCCACGGATCACGCGACTTCACTCACGAATGCCAACGTTTTGGCCATTCGGCGCGTGTTCGAGTCTGCCGGCGTGGAATTCATCGACGAGAACGGCGGCGGCGCCGGGGTGCGGCTGCGAAAGCCACATAAGGAGAAGAGCTAGACCGCCCACCAATGGCGATCCTGTGCTGGTGGCAAGAACTACCGCGTGTCATGCGTTCGACTATTGAAGCGGGGCCAGAGAGCAAAACAATAACCTCGCGCTCGGAGGCAATTCGCCGCCCGATCGAGATCGCACTAGCAACCCGCCGACCGCCGCCGCACTCCTGAAATGTAGCGTAACTCTCTAGGGGGGGCCCCCCCTCTATACTTTTCGTCAAACCAGAACTAAACGGGAACGCAGCTTCCATCAGAAACGCGTGAAGTGGTCGGGATGGTCCCGGCGCCAAGATCTAATGAGAGAAGCCAATGAGCGTTGGAACCGATAGGAATGCGTCGGGCCGCCCCAGTGCGGCGAGCCTCGCCGCGATCATCCGCGGCGGGGAGGAGCCAGGCCCCCTTCACGGCGCCAGCCGCAAGGTTGAAATCGTGGCGGTGAGCCAGCTTGTGCCGTACAAGGCAAACGCGCGGACACACTCGCGCGAGCAAATCCAGAAAATCGCCGAAAGCATCACGCGGTTTGGATTCTGCAATCCGATCCTAATTGACGATAACTACCAGGTCATCGCCGGACACGGCCGGGTCGAAGCGGCAAAGCTGCTTGGGCTGACCGATGTGCCGACACTGCAGATTGACCATCTCTCAGCTGCGGAGAAACGCGCCTTTACCATTGCGGACAATAGGCTCGCCGAATTGGCGGATTGGGACCTGGACACACTCGCGGATGAATTGGGAGCCCTGCTTGATCTTGAGTTCGAGGTGGAACTGACTGGGTTCGATTTGGACGAGATCCAGACCATGCTCGATGCTTCCGCTGAAGATCTTCCCGAAAACGATAGCGCCAAAGACAACAGCGCCGAGGACGAGATCAAACAACCTCAAGGCAGCGCTCCTGTTAGCCGCGCCGGCGACGAGTGGTTTCTCGGACAGCATCGGCTGGTCTGCGGCAATGCTGGCGAGCCTGGCGTCTATACTTCCGCGGATCACGCGATCCGCGCTTGGCAGACCTTCGCTGGTCGCCCAGCAACGCTTGCCGGCACCGCTAAAACTTTCGCGCAGGTCAAACAAGAGCGCAAAACCGCTCGCGGCCAGTCGGCTCCGGCAAAGCGGGAGGCCGCCTGATGCCGAAGATCAATAAAAATGAACAGCTCCGGCACGACGACCTCGGGCACTCTGATACGACAGGCGGGCAGCAATCCGTAACCCCACAATACGCGGTCGGCTATTGCCGTCCGCCCTTAGAGACTCGCTTCAAGAAAGGACAATCCGGCAACCCCAGCGGCCGCGCAAAAGGGCGGCGTAATATGAAGTCCGAAATTGAAGAGATCGCTTACAAGAAGGTCAACGTGAGGGACGGCGACACCAAGCGGCAAGTTACATTATTTGAAGCCAATGTTCTTGCGCATGCGATGAAGGGTGCCAAAGGTGACCATCGTTCGTCAGCTTTGCTCTTTGACTTGACCGCCAAGACGGGATTGCTGGATCGGGACGACGACCACAGCGCATCGGAGGATGTATATGGCGGCCAGGGACCGGTGCAGACGGCGAACGACTCGCAACCAAGCAGAGGCTTATTGAAGAATCTCGATCTTGAACGTCTTTCCCGCGAGGAGCAGAGCGAATTATCCCGTCTGGCAGAGGTCATTGATCTCGGCGGTGACTTCACCGCGCTCAGCTCGAACGACTTCAAGCGGCTAAAGCAGATCGTAACTAAGGGGCGGGGCAAGGACGTCACGGCCGTGTAAGGTTTCTTTTTCTATTGGTAATCAAATGAAGACCAACATAGTCAGATTATCGCCGCTTAAGACAGCGGGGCTGCGTCCGCTCTCGGTGCGCGAGGAGCTGGATATCGTTCGCTACGAGGACTCCCTTGGAGATTTCATCAGGGCGGCGTGGCGTCACGCCAACGAACCGCGGACATTCCAGTCCAATTGGCATATCGATTGCGTCTGCGATCATTTGATGGCGGTGGCACGGCGTGAAATCAAAGGGCCAGGTCCCGTGATCTTTTCGATGCCGCCGCGGCACATGAAATCCCGCGGCGTGAACGTCTTCTTTCCGGCCTGGATCTGGGCACAGGATCCTGATCCGCATCGTAAAGGCCATGGCCTTACCGTCCAGCCGGATACGCTGATGGGACCCGGCGTCAAATTTGCCCATCTCTCCTATGTCCAGCGGCTCTCCAACGAACACAGTATCGGTTGTCGGTACTTGATCGAGTCGGATTGGTATCAGCGGCGCTGGGGAGATCGTGTGCAGCTGAATATTAGGCAAATCTCACAGTTCGACAACTTCGCTGGCGGTAATCGTCGCGCGATGGCATTCTCATCGATCACCGGTTTCGGCGCCGACATTATCGTAATCGACGACGCCCACGACATCACGAGCGTCGAGTCCGACGTCGTTCGCGACGACACACTGCGGGTCTGGGACGAGGTGTTGCCGACGCGCCTGAACGATCCGAAGACCGGGATCTCCATCGTGATCATGCAGCGTAGCCATCAGCGCGATTTGATTGGCCACATCCTGGCTAAAGAATTCAATGGGATACACGTGTGCCTTCCCGCGGAATTCGAGCGTCATCACCCGCATGTGTTTCTTAACCCAAAATGGCCGGTGCCACGGCGCACCGACTGGAGCAACGGCGCTGATGGCGGACCGAAGCTCGGCGAGCCGTGGTACGACTTCCGCAACGAAGGCGAACCGCTCTGGCATGGCCGCTTCGGCAAGAAGGAGCTGAAGAATTGGACCAGTCGTATGACCAGTCATGCCGCCGCAGGCCAACTGCAGCAGCGTCCGACGGCGCGGGACGGTGGACTGTTCAAGCGGCACTGGTTCGCGAATCCGGTCAAGAGCGCATCACGGGATCACCTGACTCTGGTCAGGGCCTGGGATCTGGCGAGTGCATCCGACCAACGCGGCGATCCAGATTACACCGTCGGCCTGTTGATGGGTCATGACCGCGATTTCAAAGTGTTCTACATCATCGACGTGATCCGCGGCCGGTTCAGTCCAGGAGAGCGCGAGCAAAAAATCGTTGCTACGGCACGGGTCGATGGCCCCTCTTGCATGATCCGCATCCCGCAGGACCCCGGCGGGGCCGGCAAGTTCGAGGCGAGTCATTTGGTAGGCCTATTGCAAGGTTACCGGGTGTCGACCGAGCGTGAAGAGGACAGCAAGGTGAATCGCGCGGACCCGTTCGCTGCACAATGCGAGCACGGCTTTGTCCGGATGGTCGAAGCCCAATGGAACGGTGGTTTCGTCGAGGAGCTGTGCGCGTTTCCCAACGGCGCGCACGATGATCAAGTCGATGCTGCGTCCGCCGCGTTTCGTGCGCTAAGCCGTTATCGTCCGATGGTTGTTGCCTAATAGTCGCAGCCACCAGTTGGGTAAAAATCGCTGATCAACGAATTCTTCTGACGCAACGCTGTCGGCGGGCGTACCGGCCGTCATTGAGCGGCGCGCTGGGGGTGCTCAGCGTCAAATTACACCGCATCGACCTTTGTCACCGCGAGCGACGACGGTACCCTCGTCCATGATCCGACCCATTTTGTAGCGCTGCTCGTGCATCGATGGCGAGCTTTGCGTCAAACACCGCTGCCTTAACAACGGCGGCTCTTTCGGGCACCGCCAGAAACCCAGCTGATCTTGTTATCGCAGCCGTTCCTGATCGGGAAAAGCTTGTTCCCTGTTTCTGGCAAAGAATTCCCTGATCGACTAACTTTTTTCCCTGCTCGCTTCGCAAAATTCCCTGTTCTTATTGATCAGGAATTGAACCTTAAACCACTGATATAATGGCTCATTTAGCGACCGATTCCGAGGAAAAAGGGAGAGATCGAGAGATTTCCCTGTAAATTTCCCTGCTGCGCAGGGAAAGCGCCGTTTGATAAATTTTGAAAACTAATTCGGCCATGCGGAACCCCGTGATCTGGCCGCTCACGGCCCATGCGCAGCGATCTGAGCCGATGCGACCTTTTGGGACGCTGATGAAATCGGGGCTGACAAAGATTTGCGCCATTGACTGGGCAGTCTTGAGGACATCGGAGGTTCGCGATGACAATGCCCACCGATAAGACTGAAGCAGCGCCGGCCCCTTCAGCGCGAAGCAAGCCGACCGACCTGCGGCCTGACACGTCCGAGATTCACGGTGACAGTGGCAAGCCAAGCGCGCTGTCGAAGAAATTGGCGCCTTCGCCGACCCGCCTTCCGGCGATCGTCGTCGGCGGCGTTGTCGCCGTCGTCGCCGCTTTGTCGATCTGGTATCTAGTCCGGCCGCAGCCGCTGCTGGT